TATTCGCCCCCGCCTTGTCGTTCGTGAGTTTCGTCCACGTCGATGCCGCCACCGCGATGGGCGTGGTGCTGGTCGTCAGGTCGTTGTAATCCACAAACCCCGTGCGGGTTTGCAGAGCCTCAATTTCAGTCTTTGCAGCTGAGAAATTGGCCCGCACGCCCGAAGTTGTGGCCGCACCAAGTGGGGGGATCGCTGCATTGATGTTAGACGACATGGCTTACTTTCTGACGATGGCGCCGCTTGTCCAGTCGGCCACATTGGTGACGGCAAAGGACTTGACGGCATGGTATTTGTAGTGGCTGATCACACCAGAGCGGTACGGAAACGCGCTCACAAGCTCATAGGCCCAGCCCTCATGCACCACAAAATCGGGCTGCACGCCGTTGCCGTCTTCGACCGTTTGCAGCTTGGTGTCGGTGTAGACCTTGACGTAATCAGACCAGCGACGACCCTCGGGCAAGGCTTGCATATCCTGCCCCTGAACGATGGGTTGCACGCTTGCATAGATGGCCCCGGACGAGCGCACACCGGCCACCCAGACGCCATCGACGTAGGCGCCGGGTGTTTCGGTCAGGATGCTTTTGGCAATGCGGAAGGTCACTCTTTGGGCCTCACGGAGATTTGCACAGCGTTGACCATGGCTGACGTGTCCACCAGAGTCTTAGTGCTGCCCTTCTTGGCTTTGACCGTGGAGTCGGCCAGGCGGGGCAGAAAGTCGCGGTTGGTGATCGTGTTTTTCGTGCGCTCCACGTGCTTCATGCCGATGACCGTCAACGCCTGCCGAGCGGTGCGCTCACCCGAGCACACGGCCCCATATTGGGCTTGCATATCGCGCTCAATATCGGGGCGGTTTTCGTCAAAGGCCGTCCGCATGAAAGGGCGGGATGGGATATTCTCGGTGCCGTATTCGTTTGCGGCTGCATATTCCGCAATGGCATAGCCGTCGGCGTTTTCGGAGCCTTCCAGAATGCCTACGGCCACTTCCAGCTTGTTGGCTTTCGCCAGTTCTCGCCGAATCCGCGCCCATCCCCGATCAATGTCCTTCGTGCTCATCTCGTCATGATCCCCAAGCCGAAATAAGCCAGCCCCAGTTTGTCTAGCTGGTCGGCATAGATGTCGGTGATCGTGCTGCTAGAGGCCTCCGAATATTTGCGCGTCAGGTCGCCTTCGCGCTCCTCGATGATGGCCCCGCCAGCAGACCCGCCCGTTAGCGAGGTCTTGCGCAGCACCATAAGCGATGCGGCCTTGAGCGCTTGGGCAAGCGGCTGTGCGTCAACGGGATACCCGGCCACGTTGATATACAGCGTGGCCATCGTGAGATATTGATTCACCGTCGCGTCAGACTCGGCGGCGAATTCAGGGGCGGCGATGCGGAAGGCTTCTAGGGGCGTCATGCTTGGACTTTCGGGGGGCGGCCTCGGCGCTTGGGTGCGTCGGCTGGCGCGTCGTCTTGCGACTCATCCTCCACAGCCGGCGCCACCATCTCAACTACCTCGATCAGCTCATCCTTATTCAGCGCACCGCGCCACGATTCAGGCACGGCCGCATCGGCGCCAGGCGCGATACACACGTCACCAATCCAATGGGGGCGAGCGGAGATGTTTTTGATGAGCATGGTTGATTATCCTACGGTTGATGGCAATAAAAAAGGGGGCCGAAGCCCCCTCATTGTAGCCGGTTTGGCTTAGATGCCGTCGGCTTGGGCAAAAGCCAGCGGGTATTCGATGGTCACGCCACCGAAACGCGATTCGCAAGCCACCGTGAAGTCCAGGGCTTCACGCTCCGGGGCATATTGGCGGAACATCATGGGGATGTTCAGTTGCCAATTGTCCATGCTGTTTTCCAGGGCGATCATGCGATCAGTGCCGCCAGCGCCAGCGCCAGACAGTTCGATCACGCCTCGGAAGGTCGCGCCGGGGAAAACCGACTTGAGGAAGGCCAGCACCGTGGTATCGCTTGCAACGCTGTTTTGCGTGGTCGAGATCAGGGCGAATTGGCTGATCGGCATCCACACTTCGGTCGCGGCATGAATGCCCTTCGACTGAGTGATGATGGTGTTGATCAGGGCCGAAATGTCGCGCACGATCTTGTCAGCGGTCTTGCTCGCGAAGGTCTTGCTAGAGCCGGTGCCGTCAGCGGCCAGCGTGACGCTGGGGATGTTGGCATTGGTCAGCAGACCAGGCAGACCATGCTCAGTGTCGCCCGAAAAGGCCAGAGCGTTGATCTTCTCATCGTGGGCACGCTTGGCAGCGCTGGCGCGCTTGGCGCTCAGGGGCACACCGGCAAAAGCAGCCGCACGGATGTCGTGGGTCGAGTAGCCGTAGGCGTTGCCGATCGAGCGGATGGGCGACGTGAATTCCTTGCCCACCACATCGGCGCGGGGCAAGTCGTTGGCATAGTTGGCGATGACCTTGGCCATGCCAACCGTGTCGAACTGGCGATAGGTGATGGTGCTGGCGCCTTCGGGGATCGAAGTGTCAACAGGCATCAGGTTCAGGGCCGACAGATTGGCGCGCTTGATGTCGTAGGTCTGCGAGCGGATGTGTTCCAGCTGGCGGGCGAAAAACACCGATTCGTTGGCGTCCAGTCGGCCGCTGGCCTCAATGGCACGCAGGTCGGCGGCGTCGTAGTTCATTTCAGGCATTGTGTGCTCCTATTACTTGACATCGACGAGAGCCAGACCGGCGGCAGTGGTGCCGGTGACAAATCGCACGGTGATCTGGGTGAATGCTTCGGTACCAGCGGCCACGGCTTCGTCGGTCAGCTTGCCGGAGGCGGTCACCAGGTTGGCGACAGCGCCAGCTACGACAGCGTCGTTGGTATTGACCCAGAAGCGACCACGGGTCAGGGTGTTGACCGTTTCAAACTGGTTGTACTGCACGACACCGGCAGAGGTCTGCTCACGGGCGCCATCGGCGACAGCGAAGCCCACGGCGGCGGCGCCGGTAGTGGCCTTCTTGACTTGCTTTTCCTTCGAGGTGCCCAGCATGACCGGGTAGGCGAAGGGAATGGCTTCTTCAGATGCGTAAGACAGCACGTTCTTTTCGCCGATGCCGTCCAGCATGCCAGCAAAAGCGGCCGCGCCGTATTGAGAAATGGTGCTTTGCATGGCTTAGTCCTTTTTGCCCAGAGAATTCATGTGGTCACGGTACTTTTGACGCGACGAGGAGATGGCAGGAGCCGCATCACCACGCACACCTGCCTCACGCTGCGAAGCCACAGCGGCATCTTTGCGGGCTTCGACGGCGAGGTCAAAGGCGGCATCGACGTAGGCGTCCGACTTGGCAGACAGGTCGGCATCCTTGCGCACGGCCTTGATAACGGCCTCTTTGACGGCGCGGTCGCTCAGGTCGGTGCAGTCCACCTTGAAGGCTTCAGCGGCCTTTTCCAGCGCGGCGCGGGCCTTGATTTCAGCGCGGGCTTCGGTCAGGGCGTCAGCCTTGACTTGAGCCAGATCCACAGCGCCAGCCTTCAGGGCATCGCGCTCGGCGGCGAGCTTGTCGGCGTCGGCTTTCAGTTGGTCATGATCGGCGCGCAGCTTGTCAAAAGCCACGGCCACTTCGGGAGCGGCCTGATACTCCAGGCCGTTATCCAGCCGAATACGGCTCAGGTTTTCAGGCATCGTTTCCTCGTCTTGGGTCAAAACAACGGCATCACTGCCGTCCATATTGAGGCGGGCATTACCTGCCCGGCCTCGTTTCACCAGGGCCAAATGATTGACCCTGATATCCTTTTGGATGGCGTCATACTGCTGGCCATTCCACTCGCCGGGCGTCATGTCGAGCACGACACGATAGCCAAGCGACAATTCCTTTTTGCCGCCGTTGGTGATCTTGTCGATCACGTCACCGTCATGGATGACGATAGGGGCGACCACATTATCGCCATCTTGCTTGCCCTCCCCCTGAATCACGCCGATGGTCAGAGCCTTGGCATTTTTCGAGGTGACGGGTTCGCTGGGGTGATCGTCGGTAATGGGTTTACCCGCCATAGATGCCAGCGCATCGGGGTGGAAAACCTCCTCCGGTGGGCGAAGCTCTCGGCGGATAGACCCGTCGGCATTTTGGTAGACCTGAATACCCACCCGGCCCACGATGGGCGTGTCTACAATAAAACCCTCGTCAGTGCGGCGGGCTTTGATTGTGGCGCGGTCATAGCGGGTAACGATCATGCGGCATTTATACCATATTCGCCGGGTATTGGCAATTACTCCCAAACCCCTTCGGCACGGCACCGGCAGCGCACCGGCTGGCCCGGTAGGCCTTCGCTGGGTGGCTTGTCAAAGGCAAATGTTTTGCCGTTGAGGTAAACATGCTCAGGCCTCACCCGGCTGTCTTGCACGCTGCGCCACACAAAACGCTTGACCCCCACGGATTCAAGCCGGTATTTTGTCAGGTCAGCATTCAGCTTCAACGTCTGGTCTTGCGCAATCAGCTTGGCCCGGTAATCCGTGACGCCATATTGGTGTTTGATCTGCTCGGTCAATTGCTTGACGCTTGCACCATTCATCACGCCCCGGCGAATGATCCCCTCTAGGTCGGTGTGCAGCTTGGTTGGAAGGGTTTTGATGAGGTCGGTGTTCGCCTTGACCCAATTCTCGGCAAGCGGCTGCAAAAACTTCTCGTTGCGGAACACGTTCACGCCCAGACCGGGACGCTCGACGACATCGGGCACGTCAAGCCCGGTATTTGCCTTGACGACCATCCGAAACTGCGTGTCGTTCCACTTGGACACAGCCTCAAACCTGCCGGGCAACGTGGCCACCTGCACATTGACAAGCGACAGGGCAAGCTGCGCCAGTTCAAGCAGCAGCGCGGCAAGGTCAGACGAAAACGAATCCCCACGCAACTCCCGCTGCCCCTGCTCCACAAGGCGGGGCAATTGGGGCAACAGGTATTGCGTCACATCGCCCCGAATCTGGCGCGACAGGCGCAGCAGGGCGCGGGTGTATTCCCGCTCGGCGCTGTCAGGCGGGTTCAGTAGGGTCTTCTTCGCCAATTACCTGCTCCACCGGGTCGATGTGATATTTGTGCTCCAAGCCCATGCGGATCTCGGACGCATCCAGCGCGCCCATGTCATGGTAAATCTTGGCGGTTTCGGCTTCGGTCTTGTCGGTCGCAGCGCGGTCTTTTTCGGATGGCACCCAGAGCGGGCAGAACTTGATTCGGTAGTCAGGGGTGTAGAGTCCAAGCTGACGCAGCACAATGCCCACGATGCGATCCACCGGGGCGGCAAGAGCCTGGCGCTGACGCTGCCCGATGCGGGCGTACCAGTTCTCAAGATCGGACGATCCAGAATTGAGGGAGCCAGTTTGCTGCCCGATCAGCAGTGATTTTGGCATACCCGTGACCGCGCACAGGGCATCGGCTTGTCGGTCCATCAGATCAGGCACAGACGTGAGCGCGGTGCTTTTGAGGTCGTAGGATTCTTCGCCGTCGATCACGACGGTGTTATTGATCCCCCGGGCCATGTCAACCAAGTCGATGCGCTGGCGCACGAGGGCTTCGCCACCGGGAGCGCGGAGAATGTTGGTCAACCCCGGAATCCCATGCACTGCCTGCTGCGCACGCTCCATCAGGGCATTGGCCCAGATGTGAGCCATATTCAGGCGAACAAGTTGGTCATAGCACTTTTGCAGCACAGACCCACCCCAGCCGTCATTCTGCTCGCGCACGCGGTCTGGCACGTTCGCACCGTCGAAAACCATGCAGCGAGATTCGTGGACGTAATATGGCGCCCCGGTCAGCGGGCTGATCATGTAAATCTGAGTCTGCCCAAAACGCTTATCCATTGGGTCGGTGTATTTGGCATGGCGCGACACTTGCCAACGGTCATACACCCGCAACTGTTCAATCTCCTTGGCATTCTCAGGATTGAGCGGCTGGGTAAAATCCTGCCCATCATTGATGAGCATGACCACAATCGAGCCGCCGTAAAGATCGGCCCATTTGAGTGCGTTGCCAAGGGCTTGATCTAGTTTCAGGCCCTCAAGCGCCGCCATCACGGCATCATCATCCACCCCCTCAACCTCAAACCCGCGCCGCACCATCTCGTCGGCGTGCGTGTCGATAATGCGGGCCGCAAAACCGTCATTCACATACAGCGAATCCAATTCCGACATACCCAAACTGCGGGCAGTGAGATTCGGGCCGCTGAATGAACTGCGGTCGCGGGAATTGCCCACGTTTAGGAAAACGTTTGCGTAGGCGCCGTCGGTTTTGGTTTGATCTGTCATTGCAGAGAGTCGCGCAGCTTTTGGATTTCGGATGGGTCAGTGATGGGTGGGTAGCCATGCCACATCGCCGCAAGCTCCGCCGTGGCAATGCGGGCTGGATCGATGCGCGGCATGGCCCTGCGGGGCATGCGTGGCGCTGGATCGTCAGCATGAGCCAGCGCATCTCGGCCCGCATCGGTGAGCACGTAGACGCGCTCTATCAGGCCAGCACGCATGAGGTCCGAGCGCGAGTTGTCGTCCCGCGCCCCACCCGTCCGAAGCTCAGACAATGAGCCACCAGCGGCGGCCAGGGCCTCAAGCATCAGGCGGGGGGCGCAGCCTTTGCGGATCATTGCGGCGCCGTCGCCACAGCTTGACGCAGCAGCCCCTCGCACAGTCCCAGGGCGGTGAGGATGATGGTGATGATGTGGCGCATGGTTGGTCCTTAGCCGTTGAGGTGAGCAAGCATCGCGGTCACGATTGGGGCCGTGAAATTGGACGCATTGCCGTGATCGCCAGTCGTCGCGGTGACTGATGCAACCGAGGCCCCGCCGCTCGC